GTGAATATTTATATCTTTTATAAAGTTATAATTTGTAACAGTCATATACGCGTTAATTTCTTTTTCAAATTTTTTCAAGTAGTTATATGAATCTTTGACATAACAATGTAATTCGCTTGTTGTGTTTACTTCCATAATTTCTACAAAGTCATTGTAATCAAGTAGTGATAATAAGTCAATTAGTTTCATTTCTATCGTTCCTTTCCTTATCTTCCTCTTTATTATATCATAGTTTTATTTAATCGTCAACTATTTTAACTTTAAATTCTTTTAATAACTCACATGCGTATTCATATTGTAAGTCATTTGTTAGCATTTTAACACTGCACATTTCTATCACTTTATCTGTCAAACACACTCTAACTAACAAGTTAGGAAGTTTTCCATTATGCAAATAACCAGTTACTCCATTACATCTATTTATATACCACGTAAAATCCAAATCATTTTCACTCAATAGTTTTTTGCTAACGCTTAGCATTTTTCTATGTTTATCATTATTCTTCATTATTTTTCCTTTCTACATTTATTTCTACACAATATATTGTTGTAATCGCCATAATAGCAACACAACACACTATTGTCAAACACATAATATCCATTATTTTTCACCCCCACAGATAATCTTTACATACCTGTTCGCATAAAGTTTCTTCTTTTGTTGGTATGCTAGCGTATGTAATTTTAAAGCAACCATAACCACTATTTCTTATTGTTTTCTTTATTATGTCATAATAATCCTCGAATTGTATATAATAACAAGCGTCACTTTTTACCCATTCATTCTTTGCACAAATTTTAAAAATTCAAAAAAAATGTTTTTCTTGTTACAATTTCTCCGCTATTACAATAGTTTCTGTTAATTTTCATTTTTTCATTACCTCCACCACAAAGCTAGAAACAGTATTATAATTACTGTTTCAGCGATAAACCATAAAGCGTATTTTACTAATTTCATACTATTACCTCACTCCAGAAAGTATGTACATAGTTGAAATTATTTCCGTTTCTTATTTCAGTTTTTACATAATCATAATAATCTTCAAAACAGTACCATGCGCTATTTCTGTTTATCCACTGATTATACACCTCAACTTTAAGATATTTGAAAAATGTGTATCTCGAAACTTCTTCACCGTCTATGAAATATTCCCTTTTCATTATATTTCTCCTTCTTCAATTATGATATAATATGTTTTTCTACCAAGCTCTACTCCTTCTTCTTTAGTAGCGTTACATTCTCTAATAAATCTTGTTGTTGCCCATATAACTATATCTCTAAACCCAGGCATAATTTTATTACCACGGTACATAATAACTACGTATTTTTCTGGTTTAATTGGTAATTCGCTTAATATGCTTTCTACAGTTTTCATTATATTTCCTCGCTTTCATCAATTTCAACAATTACTCTATATTCCCAGTCCCACATGTATTCAACGTGTTTTATTATAAACAAACGTGAAAGACCCCAGTACACTTCTTTCGGTGACATGTACGCGATTGTGACACCATTGTATATAATCTGAAGTTTATCTGCTTTATTATTCTCCATTAGTTTATAAGCCAGTTCTACCAGTGTTGTTTTCATTTTCTTTTCTCCTTTAAGGGGTTACCTTTATTACACTTATATTATAACAAAAGAAGACTAAAAAGTCAACTACTTTTTAGCCTTAATTTCAAATTTATCATTCATTAAAACCACACCTCCTTTTACTTGGTGCCCTATTAACTTTTGGTCAGATTTAAATCCAACTTTGAAAGCATCATAAGTTAATATATCTTTTATTTTATCTGGCATTCCTGCACACTTAACTTCAAGCAGATACATGCTTCCCCTTTCATATCCAAAGTGCGGTGGTTTTTGTTCTACAAAATCTTTCCACGGCATACCGCTTTCTTTATGCTCTTTTTCATATTCTTTTACTTTAGATAACCATTTCTTTTTTTCTTTGTTTGTTTTGCATATAACTTTATCAATATAAGTTTTTTGACGTAAATATTTTGCTCCTATATTGTATGTTTCGACTTTCCAACAATCTAGGTTCGTATCATGAATTTTTATGCTTTTAGGTATATGCCATCCAATCATATGTACGCTGTCAGTGTCGACATAAATGAAACGGTCTTTGTCAGATTTATAATTTATATATGATTCGTTAACTTTGTCTATTGTACTGATTATGTCATATCTAGACCATGCAGTAATAAATATTGCTAGCGGTAAATATATAGGGTCTTTTATTGTTACATTCTCTACTTCAACAATCTCACCGTCTTCTTTAAATTCTGGATGTGTTGGCGTGCGGAATTTTAGTACATCATTAAGTAAATAAGGCTCTTTTTCCTTTACTTCTGGATTTGTTCCAAACTTTCCATATAATGCATTCATGCGTAGCTTTGCCATAAGCCTTTTCACTCCCTCACTTGTTTCCTTTGTTTTCATCAGAGAATTTATATAATCGTTAAAAAATTGTCCTTTTGCTGTTTTAAAATAAAAACCATCCAAGTACTCAATATCATATACGTTGTAGTGTTTAAAGAATATTTCTAGGTCTGGCGATGGTAGCCATAATTCAACTTGCTCGTCTATATAATCATCTATTCTACTGTGCTCTAGGTATTCCGTATCACAGTAACGTACAGTTTTCTTTATCTGTATTGTTGGTATATATCTATCTTTTACATCAAATCGACATAAGAAATGTTGGATATAACATTTACTATCACCAGTATATTCTCCCTCAAAATAATTGGGAAGACCGTACGGCATTTCCCTTGTGCACATCATAGACGGGTGCATACTATTTTTATCTATATTACAGCATATGCCAATTTGTCCATTTTCTGAAATTTTGGCATATTTTTTGTTAACATATACAAAACCTCCAGCATATGACTTCCGCAACATTTTATCTGTTTCATGGTCTAAAACTGGAAAGTATTTTGTAAATTGTTTTTCTCCTCCTATATTTTCTTTAAAATTTGCTAATGTATCACTTCCTGTTGTCATCTTCTTAAATCCCTCTTCAAATAACATTTTTAATGCCCTAGCAAGTATAACAACATCATGCCGTAAATATTCTTTATCTGTTGCGCTTAATACACCATTTTCTTTTCGATAACAATTATAATCTATTTCCAACTTTTGCATGTCTGAATCAAATCCAAAATTTTTGGCAATAGCGGAAATGCTATATGGCATTTTTTTCAAACTATCTTGTATAATTGTTTCATGTTTATTTCTACCTTTGACATCCCACACAATGCTTATTTGATACCAAACACCTTGCTTATTTATCATTGTATCGAATGTTTTAGGCTCTTTTTCTTTAGACCATTTATAACCGTTTTTAAGTAGCCACCACACAATAAACGAACCGTCAAACTTTAAGTTGTGAAAAAATAACACAGGTTTATGAAGTGCTTTAACATATTCCATAAAAGAATCAATAGAAGTGCCGAATATCACGTCATAATTATCGTTATCATATACTTTGCAACACCCCCATGCCCATACATACGTTCTCATTCCTGCTTCTATTTGTTCTTTAGTTAAAACTAATGTTTCAAAATCACAAGCGTATGAATTTTTAATATTTGTTTTCATTTCTTACTTCTTTTTTCTGTATTTTTTATTGTAAAAATCTGTTACAGTATCCTTAAATAGATTGAAATTGTCTTCTGATTCTGGGTTTCCATAAACAAAATCTATGTTTAATACCTCAGTTGTATACGCAAATTCAGCTAATTCTTTTGCGCTCATTCTTTTTATCTTTTTTATTATTTCTTTTATTTCTTTTTCGTCGCCAACATTTCCAAACTTTGTTTCTATTGATTTAATCAAATTATTTTTATATAACGCGTTCATTTTTTCAGTATATTTTTTAGTTTTCATGCGTTGCCAAGCTTTTACTTTACGTTCTAACGCGCTATTAGATTGTAATGTTTCTGGGTTAAATCTAACGCTATTTAATTCTGGGAAAGCTGTTTCCCCTAGATATTTAGTTGCCCTCTGTCCGTGATATTGACCTACTGTTTCTTTAACTGCTTGGCTACCTTCCTCACGTATAAAAGGCTTACTTAATATTTGTGAACGTTTTTCGGCTCTTTGCTCATTTATTTGTTCCGCCAGTTTTTCAGCTTTTTTTATAAGCTTTCTGTTAAGCCAAGCGCCTTGTTTATTTCTGTAATACCCTTTTTTCTTTTTCATAAAATAAAAAGAGTGTTTTCACACCCTTTAACTCTAGAACGGCAATTCACTTTCTGGCGGGTAGAATGTAATATCAGTGAATGTATTTCCATCTCTTGTTTTGGTTTTTGTCATAATCATTGGTACTCCCTCCTGGCATAAGTCATTAACCAGTTCTTCTTTTTCAACTTCTTCAATAAATTTGCTTAATTTTGAACCGCCGTGATAATAATGTTCTTTATCTTCATCAACAATAAAGGCGATATAATGGTTATAACCATTTCCAACCTTTTTTGATCTGTGTTCATAATCTCTTAAAGTAACCTTGTCGCCTAGAATATTTTCGATTTTTTCAAGCTTTCTACCGATAAAACATTCTTTTGTTCCGTTCTGTTCCTTTGCTAATTCCTTTAATGTTTTCATTTTCTAATTTCTCCTTTACTAGTCTAATTCTAATTCGCACTGTTCATCATCCAATACAATAGCGGCATTTGCGATAAAAGTTTCTTCACTCATTTCATAAGTGTTTACTTCTTCTCTAATACTTCCGCTTACTACTTTCGCCTTGCATACTTCTTCAATGTCAGCAATTGCTTTTTTAACAATTTTTCTTTCGCTGAATTTTCCTACGAAATCAACTTCTTTTAAAATTGAATTTCCGTCATTTAGAAGTACATTAACTGAAGCTGTGCCAGTGATAATGCTTTTTTTCATTTTATCTCTCCTTTCCTTAACTACATCTTAATTATATCAGAAGATTTATTTAATGTCAATACTTTTAAAGTAATTTGTTTAAATCTTTTGCGTTAAAATATGCTTCTGTATCATCATAATATACGCATGCATTTTGAAACATTGTACGTAGTAATCTCATATGATGATTGTTTTTGAAAAATTGAAGCATTACTACATTTGGTTGCGTATCATCTGTAGTAAGTGCATATGTTATACTGTCATTTTTACCTACTTTGGTACTTATATATAACTTACTGTCTTTATAGTCCATCCACAACCCTAAGTGCTTTCCGTATATATCAACGCTTGCAATGTGTATCGCTTCTGGAGTTTTATTTTTGATAAATGGAGAATCATCGTTTATAAATTCGTTATCTATCAGATAACCTCCTATTTTAGATTTTCTTTGTAGCATTCCTAATTTTGTTTGTGATTTAAAGTTTATATATTCTTGGTCGGCAAAATGATGAAAAAGCAATAGACCGTCTTTGTCCTTTACAATGTCTTTATTATCTATTCTTTTTGTATATCCCCAGTAAACACAATGTGGGTTATTCATGGTAACCGAGTTAGCTAAGCACAGACACTGACATTTTTCCCGACTTCGGAAAACCGTTTCCATAAATCCAATAAGCGCGTCAACTTCGTTTGGGAGATAAAACAATTTTGACGATTTTTCAATAATAAATTCGTCAAATATAATGAGATTTACTTTATCATAATTTGTTGACTTTTTTGTTACAGCATTAGACAGGGCAACCGCTTTGCAAAATATATTTTTCTTTTTATATAGGTTTTTAGAATCTTCTTTTTCATCTCCTGTGCGTTTTATGATGTATCCTGTTCTTCCCTTTACGCTTATAATGTAGTCTGGAAATTCTCGTGAAACCTCGTCAAATTGTGTAGCAAAATCTTCTAATTCACTTTTGTACCTACGCAAATATATAAATTGCTTATTTTTATATATTTTGTTTTTTATGCCTTTTACAAAACTACCGTATGTTTTACCGCCACCGCGGTTGCCTAGTACATAATTAAGTAGGCAACCGTGTGACAGCGTTAAATTTGGGTTATACCACAAGACTAATCAATCTTCCAGTAAACCGTTTTTCCATCTGTAGTTCCGTAAGCGACATAATGTTTTTTATTTGTTTTGCTACTTACATACTCTAACCAATACCACCCATCAGCTTTTACAACGTTTTGATAGTTTAATTTCATTCCTGTATTGTACCAATCCCCCGTTAATGCGGAATTATCAAGACTAGGTTTGTTACGCACACGAATGTAATCATACTTTGCGGAAGCTTTACCTTTTGATTTAATAGGTAAATCTGGGGATTTATTATCCCATACTTTAGGACGCAAGCACCCTGCAATATCGCTAACATACATAAGACCCTTGTTAACGCTTGCACTGCCATACTGATTTTGCGCTTGCAAAGTAAATGTCCTACCTTTGTTTAGCCATCCTGCGAATACTCCAATATGGGAAAGAGGTGTAAGGCTTCCTCCGTTTTTAAATACAACTACATCACCATTTTGTAAACTAGATACGGGTACCTCTTTAAACTTATCAAGAACACCGTTATTTTTACGGTTATTCCAAATATCAATAACGTATCCTGTTGAGGTACAGTTAATTATTTTACTACCGATTACAGTACATAGATATGCAAAGTAATCCCAACACTGAGCGCCATAATATCCGTCAATATCATAATACTTACCATAAGTATTTTTTAAGAAATCATTTGCTTTCATTTTTTTGTTCCTCGCTTTCTTCGTTTCCTTTTAATTGCTCTAAGCAATCAATAAGTTTTTGCGGAACAGGTAACCCCATCTTTGCAGAATTTTCAACGATTGAAAGGCTTTCATTCGCAATATAAAACATTGTTACAAGTGTTCTGCAAATATAACCATCTGTTCCCATGGCTTTATCAACTTGTGCACCTACTGCCACAAGCGCTAGTATCATTACCTTTTTAGCGATACCTTTAAATCCTATTTTACTATCGAGATTAACCCTATTTGCAATAACTCCAGTACTATAGTCAATAATCATAATAATAATAAGGCACTTAAAAGCCACATCTATACCCCCAAAAACATATACAAAGAATGTGCTTATTCCTGCCCACAAAATGTTAGCTATATCTTTATAGTTAATATTCATATAAATTACCTCTTAACTTTCTACTATTCCGTCAAGTCCGCCATTACTTACAGTTGACTTATAAGTATGCGTTATTTTTGATACATTCCCCAATGATACACTTCCCTCATTATACACACAATTATATAAAGTTCCCGTAGTATCGGTTCCAAAACTAAACTTTGCACCTCTTGATAACGAAGCGGCATTTCTTGCTGTGATTCTACAACTACCATGTAATTCCACGCTTGAATTTCCTACTGCTCTTATCCATCCGTTACCAGACTGCCCTCCTGTCATATTAGCGGTACATCCCGTAAAGTCAACGTTACTTCCATCTATTGTAAATTGATAATCGCCAGTAAAATTAAACTCGCAATTTTCAAATTGCACGTTTGCACAGTTCTCCACGGTAACTTTACCGTTAAATCTAACATTACTAATTTTTAAATAGTGCGCTCTATTTTTAATGTGAATTTCTTCACTCGCTACCGCTTGCGATGGTGACGCCCCTTGAATTTTAACAGGCTGGAATGACGAAGCATAACTAATAGCAAACTGAATAAACCTAAATGGTGAATCACTTGTTCCTTTCCCCCAGTTAGCGTTATTACTATTTACTCTTATACGTTGCTCTCCTATCACCCCATTAAATTCTAACTCACTACTTTTATCACTTAACCCACTATCATATGGATTTATTTCCCACAACGACCATGAATTATAATCAGTAAAAACGGAATTATTACCATATTCTAGCATTTTTATTGTATCTCCAGTAACATTAAGACCCTCAAATTCTTTAGCTTCGTAAGTAGGGTTGCACAAATATTGATATAATAAGCCACCGTATACTTTATCAACTCGAATCGCATTCCGCACAAAGTCATACGCATTTGAAGTATTATCGCTCCATAAAGTAAATATATTACCTTTAAAATATGCTAAACCGTTAAGTCCACCTAATCTTCTCGCTTGAATTACTGGTCTTGAAATTGAAATAGAATATACAGAAGTAAAAGAAACATTTATTCCGTCACCAGAACATTGACAAACATGTATTTTATCATCTTCAGTCTGTACAATAATATGTTTAGAACGTCCAATTTTATTAGCAATGTTTATTTGAGAAGAAATACCGTTTACAATAACAGTATTGTTATTTCCTGTAGACGCGTCATACATAATTAAATTGTTAGCGTTGATTGGGCACACCATATATACTTGGTTTTTACCGTTTGCGGTTAAAGCTGGCATATAGGTTAATGAATTCCCGTGCCCCCATGGTTTTTCTTCTGTGGATTGCAATACTAACAATTTATTATACCGATTTAAAACTGTCTTACTTGTAGTAGCATTTCTATTAACAGCCAAGACATTAGACGTATAATCATCCCCATCATTTAGATAACACCATCCTTGAAAACTATTGCCGTCACTTGGCTTTTCAATTTGTTTTAATAATTTAAAACTTGGATAAACGGTTGGTATTTCTTTTACAGCTAATATCTTACTATTAGGATTTTCTTCGATTGTTTGGCAATCACAAATAACACGTTTTGAGCAAATAAATAATGATGTTAAATTGTATGTTCCTTTCGGAATATATACATAGTCATAAGTGTTTAAAATCGTACTAATTCTATTAAATACAGATTGAGCAGAAGCACTTCCTGTCGGGTCTGCTCCTCCGTCTGTGACAACGTTCCAAATCCTAGCACTTGCTTTGTTAGGAAGATTATTGTTAATAATGTTTTGAACCTGCTGTCTTGCTGTTTTATCCTTAATAGAGTATGTTCCATCTTCAAATTCTAGATTAGCTACCTCTGGCATATTACTCTACCTCCTTATAACGTTTGAAAACAAAGCTTAACGTTTCCGTTTCAGCGTTATAGTTAACACCTATTTTAATTAACCCTTGTTCAAGCCACTGCTGTAGTAAGTTACCAGCATATTCCCATAAATTATCATTTATCCACGCTACCAACTTTTCAAACTGTTCTTGCGTTAAGTTAAGCATATCAATAACGTTCGCAATCTGATAACACAAGGCGTGTAATAATTCTTTGTCGCTATATGCCTTTATAAACTCCATATCATAACGAGTTATTGTATTAACCGCGCAATTAAGATTATTTGTTACTGGTCTAATGTTTGGGTCAAACGGGAATGTAGGTCTAAAATCTGCCATATCTCATGTTCCATCCTTTCATATAATACATAAGTTTCATTTTTTTCTTTTTTGTTGGTGTTGGTGTCGGCGGTGTAACACCTCCATCATACTTTTTAAATATAAGCTCCATATTGTTAACTACAGTAGTATCATTTATATACCATATGTCAACTGGTTCTGCACTGTCTTGCAAAGCATAACATGGATTCCCCATTGCGCAAGTAATACCATAGGATACAAGACCCTTATTCTGACCTTTCGCTTGGTCTAGGTGGCAATGGTCCCCGTATGCTTGCCCTGCTATACCTGTATGGGATATCAAATCACCCTGTTTAAATTTTGTTGCCGACGGCGGATTTTCATCATGCGTAAAACTAAAGCATACATAACCTATTCCGCTTGGTGTTGCAACCTCATTATCTGATTGATAACCTCTAGTATTTCCGACGCTATCTTGATATATTAAATGACAATCACACGGAGCATATAATGGATAACGAGCGCTGTTGCCTATAATATCCATAGGATGTCCGCAACAATGTGAAAATGAATCCGAACCAGATAACTGGGTGATATTCATTATATCACACGGAAATAAACAAACTTGATATTTCCCATCATCAGTATTCATCTTTTGTCCTGCTTTCATTGTAGCACGTTAACCCTTTCTATTCCATCTATTTTTAGTTTTTTAAGTTCACTTAATTTTTCCATTATGCAAACTTTGTATGATAATACCATACCATAAGTAACTGAATCAGAACATTTGTCAAGAGAACGCAACGAACGATTTACCAAATAAAGCTCCTTTCTTGCAAATTTTAAAGCGTCATCTATTCTCATATCGTATGGCATTGTTTTAGGTTTATATACCCCCATTGTTATTCCTCCTTACCATGCACAAATAAATAAATCACAGCAAAACTTATAAATTTCACTATAAATTCCGTTTAGTTCTTCGCGGAATCGTTTATAATAATCAAAATCAATCATCATTTTTTCATCAGTTTTATTCCTGTTAAAATTTCTACTTCCGACGTCATTACCTGTGGTAATATTATCACCTCTTGAATCGGCGTTATGCTCAAAAATTTTGGTTTCCGTATTATCTTGGGCATCTGTCATATAAGCATTAGTATTGGTGACGGAGCTTAACGGAAAGTCTCGATTAACATTATCTGTATTCTGTACGCTCTCTTCCGCTACATCTGTATTATCGTTATATACGCTATTTGACATACTATCATTAACTGTGTCCTCGTCAAATGTTTCACGTGAAACATACTTTTCTGTTCCGCTTATATCTTCTTTTGTAATCTTTTCGAAAAATTGATTATACAGCGGAAATAACTGATACATTCTATCGGCTAGCATTGTCTGCCACGATAAATACGTGTGCGCTTCTGCTGTATCTGAAATACGGTAATTAAAGAAATGCAAGATAAAATTAACCTCAAAGTCTTCTTTAAATTTTGGGTCTATCGGATAATCGAAACCAAAAATTCTAGAACGCTGATTTCTTATTAAATCCATAAAATTTGTGTTAAAGTAATCAGTATTTTTATACCCACTTCTTATGATATCACTCACTAACAAAGTCATACACCTCTTTTTCTTCATAACCGTCTGGCACTTCTTCACCTCGAACTCGAATAAACGGACTATATGAAACATCTAATTCTGAGCATTTTTCGGGAAATCTTTCCCGTGCCCAATCACGAAAAGCAATCCTTTGCTGATACATTCCGCTAATGTTTATATTCCCAGCTTCTGAAAAGCTTAAACCCTCAAACTCTGTAAGGCGTTCAGACTTGTCATTCATAATAGTGTGTAACCCTACTCTTGTATCCCATTCCTGCAAATACATTTTGCGCATATTCATAAGTACGTCTAAACCTTTTCCAACATCACCACTAATTACTGGTACCCCGTTTATTCCGTTTAGGTCTTTGTCAACTATATACCATGTTTTTGGGTCATTTTCGTTCATGATGTTATCAACTGTACTTTTCAATGCTTGAGCACCGCTAAACAATGTTGGTCTTCTCATCTGCCTGTGGATATAATCAATAGTTCTTTCGATTTTAGCCAACCTTTCGGCAATAGTTGTTGCTACATTAAACACTGGAAGCCCTGTATTGCTATTCCAACAATAAATAAACTCATCATCATACAATAACTTACCAGTTAAGCCTTTATCGGTTGCGATATTAACGGTTCGTACCGTAACTGGCTGAAAATAATCATCCCACGTTACCATTACATAACGAGACGCTTTTAATATTCCATCATCATCATATAATACAAAACTTCCGTTTGCCATAAGCATATATTCTAAAATAAAAGAGGTGATTCCATCTGGCAACCCTTTCCAAACAAACAACGACATTAAATCTTCAATAAATTTATCAATATAATATGTCCATATTCTATCATTGTCCAAGTCAATTTGTATCTTACTCGCTTGCTTGTCACTTAAATAAAAAGTAGTACACTTCGATATATTACTTCGCGTCGTTAATTCGTCAAGTGTTTTCATTGCTTATCACCTCATTTTCCATATAGTTTGTTTTTACTTTTTGCAAATCGGTATGCATTAGGGTTACGCCTGCACTTACTCTAGCAATGATTTTGTTAAGATACGTTGAAGGTATATTTCCAGTTATATTTGGGTCTATAGCCTTAACGTAATTAAACATTGAATGAGTAGTTAAGTTTGGAACTTTATACCTCATAACTCTATAACCGTAACGGGTAAAATAATCGTCAATTATCATTGCTTCCTGTTTGGTTATCGTCCTAGACCTTGCTCTAAAGTCTGCCCTACCGTTAGCGAATCCTGCGTCGCCAGATGTATTCCCTCTTGCGCTATCTGGCATACGTTGAGCACTAATATTTTGTGATAAAATGCTTGATGCTGTTGAAGCTCCAGAAGCCAATCCACCAGCTAACCCTGTAGCCATTATACTCCCCATTGAAACTCCAGATAAAGGTGATGCCATTACGGCTGTTGATGCACCTTTTACAAAACTTTCACCGATTTGGTACATAAATCTACCTTGGTTTTGAGCTAACCACGCTTTATAAGAATCAACTATAAACGCGCATTGTGGGAAATTATTTATAGATATCTTATACAAGTCGTTATTAGTCTCACCTAAATAATTGTTTGGAAATGCTTCGACTTCCATGTTTATACCGAAAGAAAATTCAACAACCATTTCTAAGTTTCCTAAATATTCATACTTTAATTCGAGAGTTTGACCATTTCCATTACTAACTAAGCAATCAACATATGGATACGTAAATAACTTATTGTTTTTCGGGATATAACCGCCTAATGATGTTGGTCTTGACGGCAAATTAAATTTAAGCTGTTTAGGTATAGCGGAATCATTAAATAGTTTCTCAGGGCACATATATAAACCTACGATAGCATCTTCTTTACCGTGCATTTGTTCTAAAATCTCCCTTGCACGTTGTGCGCCTGCATCACCTTTTCCACAATCCTCATATTCGACACCGTTAAAAATATTGCACGTTATTCTTTGATATACATTTCCACCGTCTGGTTTTTCTGCATACCCTATAATAATATGATACTCAGCTGGGTTAAAGAAACCACTCCCAACCTCACTAACGGTCAGCATATCCTTTATAGATAGGTTTTCATCCTCTAAATGATTCCCTATTCCATCATCTGTTACATTTTCACGTTCGACCATCATAGGGTTCCATTCGATATTAAACATGTATGTCTGCCACTCGTCAATAGTATAATATACTAATGTTCTTCTTTCGTTTGTGTACTGGCAATCGTCAACAAATGCATAAATTTCTTTTCCACCGTCTTCACCAAAAGACAAATACGGGACATCTCTCATAGTATTTATATCCACATCTAACGCAATCACATTCATGTCCTTAATAGGCGTCACAACCGCTGAACTTATTTTCCTAGATTCAAAATACGATTTTTGTTCAGAACGAGATTGAAACCATCTAACATTATCGTTAGACGGTTGACAATCTACATTCCTGTATAAATTAGCGAACCACATTAAGCGTCTGCAATCGTATATTCAACGGTTGTGGAAGTAACACCTGCCTGTAATTTAATTGTGATTTTTGGTTGCGTTTCAGCAGCGTCAATAGTCAATAGACCGCTTGGAGTAATAGTTGTTCCAGAATGCACCCCACTAGTGGTAATGCTGTAAGTGATAGGTGCTTGTCCCTCTACTAAAGAAGCCATTAACTGAACTACTTCGCCTTTTTTAATAGCGGAGTGGTCTTGTGGCTGAACGAATCCAAATTTTGGAGCATTACCTCTAATCTGATAAGTTACACTCTTTGTTACTGGACTTCCGTTATTTCCATCCTCAATAGTTGCGGTTACTGTGATAACGCTCGCCTGTTCGTTCTGACCAACATACAACAACCCCCAAGGCTGAATCTGAGTTTCTGGTGCTGTATTACCTGTAAGCGTATAATGTACCTGTTTATTATCTCCAACAGTAACGGGAATAGAAATCATTTCCGTATCGCCTTTGTTAAGAATAGTATTAGAAGCTGGTTTAAAATCTCCTAATTCTGATGGAGTAATAGCGGATGATTTAAAAGCAATTACAGGATAAACAATAGAAGATGAATAAGTTTCATGAACGTGCAAGAAGTGAGTATCACCCATAACAGCGCCATTGTGGTTAAAGTCACTAGCGTATAGATTAACGTAGCACCTAAACGCGTTAATATCGCCCATTAAGATTTCAACATTTTCTCCAAGGTCAACCCATGTTGGAACAGTTAACGTATGATTAGCAATAAACTCAGTTTCCTGCATATGGTAAGATGTTGCTAATACCTTAACGCTCTGGAATGCCTTTGCGCTGTTCTTCATAATGATGAAAATATTTTCTGGTGATACCTCTCTTGTGAAACCTGCCACATTAAATTTATCACTCGGGAATAATAAATCTAACCCCCACTGACGAACAAGAACGGTTGTATCCTCAGCATGTTCTTTTGTATCGAAACCTGGAATTTCAACATAATATGCAATGTTTTCGGCAACATATTTAAACAAATTCCAGAACCAATAGTTACGGTCAATTTTGTTTGATTCAGCTGCTACAGCAAACTGCATGTCCAAAAATCTTCTAAATGCCTGCTCGCTACTGAACGCACGTTTTGCCATTTCTGGATTGACTGTTAAAGCGTAACGCTCTTTTCTGTTTGGAGTATGGAACATTTCCAAATATTTTGGAATATACTGTTTCAGTGCGTCCTGCCACTGGATTTCTGGATTGTATTTCACAGGCTTAATCTTATCCATTTCGATTTCGTCAACTGCTCCACCGATTGACAAATAATCACGCATAAGCGCGCCGTATTTATCGGTTGCTACAGCGTATCCCATTTCATACAGTCCTACTTTGTTAAAAAGTGTATAATAAACCTGGTTTCTCCAAGCATCATTTGAATTGATAATCTGACCAATCTGACCGAATGTTGAAGAATCAATAGTAGTATCACCAATAGCTTTCATAAGCTCTGGGTTATTAACTTCTCTTACCGCTAAGTTTAAAAGCTCAGCGCCTGACATTTTTCCTACTTCGTTAATATCTGGCATTTTTGATAATCTTGACATAAAATCTCCTCTCATTCTTTGTAAAAATAATCTTCTAGTGATTTAAAATCTTTTTCCATTTTATCTTCGACAAATCCCGCGCGATTAACATCCGATAATCTGTCAACGCGTTTCTTCCACACATCAATGTCTTTAGATAATTTAGAAATCTGTTCATCTCTTTCGGCTACATCTGAACGCAAATTCTCGTTATCAGCAGTTAAAATTTCAATAGTTGATAAAGCTTCGCCATCACGGGCGCTCATAGTGTCAATAGCTGATTCTCTTTCGTTCTCATCTTCCATAGCCAAAATACCATAAATTTCTTCTTTGGTCACGTTACCACTCCTTTCATATATATTATAGCATAAAATAACAAAAAAGTAAATATGTTTATTGACAAATAATATAAAATGATTTATAATAAAATTAGGTGATATATTAAGTCATATAATAATGAAGCTTTATCCACGCATAAGGATATCGCATGAATATGCTCGGCGGAGCGATTATTGACAATATATTAACCAACTTTATATAGTAGGCTCTCAGCAATGGAAATATAAAGCCA